GTTGCATACATGCGTGAAAGATTTTCTGCTGCATCTTCAATACCATTATTGATAATGGCTTGGATATTATCTTGATGGTAATAAGGAGACACTGGTATATCTCTTAAGCCAGAACGCTGTTGGCGTGCAAATGTTTTACGAGCAGCACGGCGTTCTTCTGGCGTTTTAAACTTTTGGTCTACTGGAAGTACGGCACCTTGTGTCTCATCCATCATTGCTTGAACAGAGCGCTTAACCTCAGCAGTACGACCCTTGCCACCAATAGCCTCAGGTAGCGCGATATGTGTAACTCCGCCAGCCTTGCGGTCATCTGGGACAACCATGCGACCGTATCCGTTTTCACGCATGTACTTATAGATTGGGTCGTTCTGGTCTTGCCAACCTTTAGTCTTTACCCAAGTATTAAAGTTAGATGCTTTGTTTTCAAAGAGCGCTTTAACATCTGCAGGAATTGCTCCCCAAGTTTCGCTCTTACTTCCAAGGCGTGTACCAAGTGCTTCGGTTGAATTCCATTTAAGTAGGTTAAGTGGCTTGCCATAGACACGCACTGGCTCAACATTTCCTGGACTATAGTTAACACGGAATACTGGACGGTGTGACCAACGGTCTTTACCAAATAGTGTTACTTCTGCTTCATCGGTTTCTGCAGCAAGAACCAAAGTATTGTAATCAATGCTCTTAACTCTGCGCCAGTTACCTGCAGCATCTTTCATTTCTACTTTGCGACCTGCATTAACTGCATCAATCATATCTGCTTGCAGTTTAAGATTAGCCTCATCAAGAACGCCTTGGCGTTTTTCAGTTGGATATGCAGCCTCAGGTGATTCACCTCGGCGCGCTTCTGGTACTCTGCCAAGGCGACCAGGACGACCAGTCTTGGTTGGAATGTACTGTTCAACAGAGTGATATGTACCGCCTTCTGCATAACGGCGTGCAACGCCAGGTGATGCAGATAATGCAAGCCCACGAGATGAATCAATGTTCAAATCATTGGGTGAACCATGGTAAAGAGTATGTGACTCTAGGTCAGCAAGTACACCTTTAAGGCGCTTAATTTCATCCTCAAATGCATACTTCTGTGCAACTTCGGTTGGGATTGCTGTCTCTCCTGTGATGTCAGAAGTAACAGCATTAACAATTCCTTGAACTGTTTTGCCAACTCGTGAGCCTTCAATTTCTGCAATACGCTGTGATACTGCATCTGCAAGATATTGCTTAGACTGTTCAATAGAACGCAACTTGTCGCCCTCTTGAGCAAATTCATTTTGCATTACCTTGATGTCATCACGGCGACCAAGCATTACATTTACATGGTCTGACAAACGAGAGAAGCCAACCTTACGGTTATTAAAGAAACGGTCAACCGCATCTTTACCGCCTGAGGCAACAACTGATGGCAAAGCAAAGCCCTTAGCCAACATAGATAGTTGTGCTTCTGCAAGGTTACGAGTGGTGTAACCAAGTCGCATTAAGACAGAAGTTTTAAAAATATCATTGATAGTATCAAGGGTAGCAGCACCGCGAATACCACGGATAATTCCGCTTTCAATATCTGCGCCGTCAAGAAGTGTTGGCAAAACCTTCATGTGTGCATCTACGCCAAACTTTAACTTGCGTAGGTCTGCAATGATGACAGTGTTTGCTGACTCGCTGCGAAGAACTGGAAGGCTTACTGCGTGCTGTAGGTGGTCACCTTCAAAATATGAAATGAACCCTTGGTCCTGATGGCGCTGGATAGCATTGGCTCGGCGTACATCGTAAATCTGATAGATGTCCTTGAGTTGCTTCTCAGTAAAGTTTGGAAACAAATTGTTGATTGCACCTTGCTCAGCCTCGGCAATTACCTTAAGGCGCTCGCCAGGTGTTTGTGCTGCAAGGTAGTTATCGGCATGAGTACGAGCCTCTGCACCAAATGTACCTTTTGACAAATCATTTGCTTCACGAAGAAATACATTGAAGTCGCGGTAAGAGTTGCCATCGTTAACATTAAAGACACCACTTGGGCGTTCCTCGCTAAAAAAGTTAACAACTCTGATTGCTGGGTGCAATGAAGTCTTTTGAATAATAGTTTCTGTTGGCTCACCAAATGCGCGTGCTGCTTCTTTTTGTGCAGCCTTGATTGCGCCACCCTTGGCAAAGCCACGCTCAAAACCATATTTAAATTCTGTACCACCAGTAGCAACTTGATTAAGTGCAAGGCGATAGCGAGTATCGTTGGCAGCAAGGTCAGCAACATAAGAGCCAACAGCCTTGTTGTATTCTGGCGAGATAAGAATATCTCCAGCCAAGTTACCATTAAGAAGTTCTTTGTGTGGATGTGGAACTTCATTCATTGCATCAAGAACGGTTGCAGCCTCTGGGTCTTTTTCTGCAATGATAGCCATGGCATTGGTATCTTTACCAAGCACAGCCTTGAAAGTTTGTACAACTTCCTCTGGTGAATTAGCGCGACCAAAAAGGTACGCCATAGCATCAGGGTTTGTTACTTTCTTATCAGCCCAATAACCAGCCTGACCTACAGCATCTGACTTTGCAAGGAAGTTAATATCATCCCAAGCCTGACCCTTTTCTTCTGCAAGAGCCTTGGTAAGAATGTTATCCATTGAATCGTTAGTAGCAGCAAACTTGCCAAATACCGCACGAGCCAACTTGCCATTGATGTTCTCATAGCGCAAGCCTTTACTTGCAATGACAGCACCTTTACCTAAGAAGCCAGTAACTGTCAATGGGTCAATGACTGTTGAAGCAACAGCATCTGACATGCCAGAAATAAACTTACCTGTGTATTGATTGTTAAAAGCAACCTTACGGTCATCAGGATTAAACAAGTCAAAGCCCGCTGACATAAAGCGTAGGTTGTTATCAGTCCAGTCTTGGAACCAACCGCTACGGTCTGCAGCGTTTTTACCAGGACTTAAGACAGAAAGTGCTGCCTCGCCAATAGAAATCTTGTCTTTGTTTTCATTAACGCGTTGCTTATATTGGTCAAAAGTTTCGTCAGCGTTTTTGAACTTGTTGTACATCATTGGTGTATCAAGGATGCCCTGTTCAATTTTCTGCCGTGCCCAGCCACCAGCCTCGTAAGACTTCTGACCTACAGTAAGCAGACCCTGTACGGCACCACGAAGTGGAGTAGTACCAATCTTTGCAACATCTTTAATGACATTTAAACCATCTACATACCATGGGTCATTGTTAGATAATGAGTTAGAAACATCGTGGATAAGACCAGGAATACCAGTAAAGTCAACAACGCCCTTGGTTATTTTACCAAGTGTATTTGTCCAACTCATTGATTAACACTCGCTGAAAGAACTTGTGACTCAAGCCAGCGTACATAGTTACGAGTTGAGTTAGTTGACTGTGGTGATTCAGCAATCCGCTTATACATAGGAAGCAGCGCTGCTAACTTTGCAATATCTTCATTGTTCTGTGCAGCAAGCATCATTGTTGACTGCAACGCTTCTGGTCCCGCGCCTGGTCCTAGAGCAGCACCATTGGTTACTGGTTCTTCTGGGCGTTGTGTCTTTGCATCAAGTGGGATAATTGGATTACCACTTGGCATAACAGGCGCTACACCTGAACGACCTTGTGGGACATTGACACCAGACTTATTCATCTTTGCAGAAGTTTGTAGTTCCATATTCTGCTTACCTTCGCCATAGGCTCCGCCAGACATGTACTGTGCTGGTTGTCCTTTTGACCCTGCTCCGCCTGTTGCGGATACTTGAAAGTTACTAGATGCTGCTTGTGCCATGTGTTTGTCCCTCGCTAGAAAGCGTTAGTGAAATTTGTTGAGCAGTTTTTACTCTTGCTCAGGAGGGTTCGCCACTTATTTATAGTTGCTGTACGGTCGCAACTGCGCGAAACTTACTTTGTTCCTCGTGTACCCTTAGGTTGTTTTGTGAACATTGTGATGGTTGCGCCAGGCTTTGAAGCCTTTGGCACACCACCAGTGCGAGGTTGCTGCACATTTACCTTACCTGCAGAACCCTGATTAGCAGGCTTTGATGCCTTGCCAGGTTGATTCTTTGGCATTACTGGATTTCCGAACTTAGCCATGGTTTACCCTCCTTCCTATACTGGGATTCGTCTTGCGACTGCTGCTTGTAGATTTGGTTCTCCACCGCGACCTAGGGAAGCAAGTAGAGTCTGAACATCTGGGCGACCACCTGGTGCTATCTGTCCAGGGGCTACGCCCTGCATACGACCAGTTTCTGACATACCCATTGGTAAGCCTTCCGCGCCACCTGCTGGAGCCTCACCTGGCATGCCTTGTTCTGGACTTACTGTCGCAGGGGCAGCAGCAGGGGCGGGAACCTCTGGTTGAAACGCCTTTTGAATGGAAATCTCTATAGGAGTTCCCTTTTGGCGTTCGCTGATTACGAAAGAAAGTTTGCGTAGGATGTCGGATGGGTCCTGTCCTTGTGATGCAAGGGCTGGAATTGCTTGTGCATAGGATGCGATTGCCTGTTTCATGGCATCGCGTAGTTCTTCTGTCTCAACCTTTTCTTCTTCTTGTGTTGCATTGAAGGAGAATGGCATTTGACGGCGTAAGAAGTCACGAGAAATCAACTTATCGCCACGCGCTTGTAGTCCAAAGACCAGTGCGCGGTTAGGGTCAAGTCCTGCCATAAGTCCGTATTGAACATCAACGGTGTAATCACCCTTAATATCACGGCTTGGCTTGTACTTGATGTCGTAAGGTGTACCGTTATAGATACCCTTAAGTTCTTTTTCTACATCTGGGAAAACTATCTCAGCAACTTTAAGTGAAAGTGCTAGTAGTTCTGTAAATGTACGGGCAAACATTGAGTGTGCTGTCTTGATTTGTGTATCAAAACCACCCATAAGTGCCTTAACACCCTGACCTGTAATGATAGAAGCATCAGATTGACCTGCTCGTACTTCTGGAAAACGAGAACCTAGGCGCAGTTCGCTTTCAAGAACCTGAGACTGTGCGAACACATTAGCAGGTAGGTCAAGCGGAACTCGTCGAATCTCGTTAGGCTTGCTGGAACGCATAACTGCATCTGGTCCAAGGGCTAACTCATTTGCATCCTGAGGCATTGCAATAGGTGCCTGAACGGATTTGGTAGCAGCCTCAAGAGCAAGGAGCGCATAACGCGCTTTTGCTACTTGTATTGCTAACACATCATCAAATTGACCGCGAGTTTGGTCATCTAGTGATGGTCGCTGTACCACACGAATCATTACTTCACCCATAAGGTTGGGCGCTCTATCCAAAACAAGGTTGTTTCGGTTAGGCATAAAGATAATATCTTGGTCTTTATCGTGATAACGAACAATCTCAGACATTGAAGATGCTGTGTTCTTATCATAAATGATATGTGCTACTTCTGGATAGCGTGCCATAAGTTCTTCTGTAGGCTTAAGCATGCGCTGGAAGAACATCTGTACGCGACCATAGCGGTCAACTACAGGATATGCACCAATAGAATCAAGGAACTTGATGCGTGGCATCATTTCATCCCCATCAATTTCAACCTGTGCAGGAACAAATCCATAAGTTACATAACGGTCAGCAGCAGTAAACATCTGTGACTGTAGGTCAGAGAAGTTGACAATACCGTTGATAATCTCACCACGCTTGTCAGCCTTCTTACGCTTATCTTCTGACACCATTGATGTAGATGTGCAAGAGAAAGATGGCAAAGGTGCAATAACTTCTGCAAGGTCACGGGCAGCAATATCAACCATGTTTGCCACGATAGGGTTCTCAAAAGGACCATCGGGGAAAAGGTCTGGGTAGACATCGCGCATCTTTCCTTGGCGAACCTGTAATACCTGGTTCATACGCTGGTCGCGGTCATCGTACATCTTGCGATAGCGGTCGTAGGTATTCTTGATTTCATCTATGGAAAGCGGCATATCCACCTCCTATCTTAGTAGTTAGTTGCGTAGTCAGATAAGTTAACTGTTATCTGTTGTGCTCTATCGTATTTTGTATGGAACATACTTGCGCGTGAATGTGTACGAGCAAAGTAAGTTGCATTAGCAATTCTGTCTCTGGCTGCAAGTTCGGCAAACCAGAACGCCATCACGCAGTCAGTCTTTTGTGATTTAGGCGCATCGGGGTACCATGTAATCAACTGCTCAATCAAAGCCTTTAAACCTTCGGAAGCATGTGTAGATGGGAACTCAATTAGATTGGTGCCATCCTCATAGCCATGAAACAATGTAGTAAGAGATGCCACACCGAAGTCTGTATCCCACTTGTTGTTTCCAGTATGATGTTCTTTGAGTGTGGCACCTCTCGCTGATAGGTATTCCCGTACCTCACGGTCCTGAGTCAACATAGCCTGAAATGCATTTTTCTCAACACGCCACTCAGAAATTCCGTACTTGTCTGTCCAGTCTTTCATCAGTTCTCTGATGTGGTCTGGCTTCATGCCAGGGACATTGGATACATCAAGTAAATATCTTTTTTGATTTGCAATATCAATACCTAGGCAAACGGCTGCAGTGTAACCAGCCATCGCAGGGTCAAGACCTGCAACTACAATAAGTCCATCCATACCTTCGGGACGATTGCCCGCTTTGTTCTTAGGAATGATTCCAAAGTTACGAGCGCCATTGATGACACCTTTGACGGCATCTCCTGGAAAGGCTGAGTCCTCGTGTACCTGTTGCTGTTGGTAAACCATTGCCCAAAGATTAGGAGACATACGGCTACGCTTTTTAGAAAGAGCCTCGCCATTCCATTTATCGTAAAGCCCATTCTCATCTGGTATGCCTCGTCCAGATACAGGTGGCATGTTAGTCTTTGCCCAGAGGGTTACCCAGTCTTTGGTATCTTCTTTAAATTCTAATACCGCAGGTTGTGCAAAGTATGTCCATGGTGACTTCTCATCTGGATAGCGCATAGGGTCGCGCAATTCAGAGTACAAGTCCTTAGGGCGAAGGCGTGTGCCTACGACAAGAAGTTTTCCGCCGTCATAGTCAATACGCGACATAACTTCAGACTGAATCCAGTCAATTTGCTTTTCGTACTCATGGGCGTTGGTATGGTCAACACAGTCGTCCATGATGATGAGGTCAGCACGAGCACCGTAGATATGTCCACGAACACCGATAGCCTGTACGGTTGGGTCCTTCTCACCAGAGTTACGAGCCTCTGACGATAGGTAAATTAGGTCCTGCTTCCATGAATCAGAATTCTTTTCAAATCCGCCTGGAGGTCCAAAGGCGAGGTGTAAATCCTGATAACGAGGATGTGTGAGTCTGTTCTTAATGGAGAGCAGGAACTTTTGCGCCATAGCCTGAGTCTTGGATACAACCAAGATACGGATGTTAGGGTTACGGCAAATTTGATATACGGCATAGTTGACCGTAATGGTTGTAGACTTGGCATGCTCAGGTGGGGTGTTGACAATCAACAGGTCTGGGTCGCCAGGTTCGTATGTAATACTTGGGTGCACATTGGAAGGTTGTTGACCCTCCAATAAATCTATCCAATGCTTCTGATGGGTAAAGACATCTACCCCGAGGTACTTGGATGAGAACTCTGAAAACGGAGGCAGTTCGACAGCACCTGTCTGTAGTTCGCCTCGGGCGGTCATAGACCGTACCTTGTCAATCTGTAGGGCGAAACTAGGGTCTGTCTTACGATAGTATTCGTAAGTCTTAACTGACCGTCCTACGGCATCCATCGCCTTCTGAACGGAGTAGCCCTCCATAAGAAATTCAATAACTTGCTTCTTGATAGCATCTGATTTGTGAGATGCTGCAGTAGTTCTTTTTCTTTCCATGGGCATAGTGGCGAATTCGCTATATGTTAAATTCGCAGTATTCCTTTCCTAACCGTAGGCTGTAGCCCCAAGGCGGAAGCCGAAGGTTAGGGCAATACATAGGGAGCCAGCCTAGGGGGCTGGCGACTGCAGTGGAGGGGCTACAATAATTACGCCCCTCACTATACTATTAGGTGTCCGAAGCCACCTAATTGGACACTTTATTTCAAAGTATTTTTTGTTACTTACTTCACATACTGCGCCACTGTAAAAGCGCAGGTCAGAGCACCACATGACGACCCCTATCAAAGTTATGTGGGTAGATACACACACACACATACACACGCATATTTAAAACCCTAGGGTGCGTTGCACCCGCAAAGTCTCCGCTACTTACACAAGCAAGCAGGGCAGGGCTAGGCTTGGCAGGCTTTCAAGCGGTGCAGGCGCTAGATTGCAGGCAGGCTTTTACTAGCAAGCAGGCGCGCCCTAATCGCGGGGGGACGGGGAAGCACAGGCGCACGCTTGTGTGCGTGTCTCATTATGTGAGACAGACACACGCTCAAAGGCATGTGATGTATCTCACAAAGTTTTTTTAGAAATGTCCGATTTGTCGGTTGACACCGCATGCATGAGCCATGATTTGATTCTCTCATCGCTTAAGTCACAAGGGCTTAACGAGAACAGGAGAACAGCAAATGACAACAGCAACAGCAACCAAGGCAGGCAAGACAAGCAAGGCGGAGGCGCTTTCAACAATCACCAAGGCGCTTGAATCTGCACATGAACTCATCAAGGCAGAAACAGGGGCACCTCGCGCAACAATCCTTGTGACCCGCAATCTCAAGGGTGCCAAGGGTCATTTTACCCCTTACACACCTTGGAACAATGGCGGAGAATCTTTCAATGAGATTGCTTTCAATCTTGAGCATTTCACAACACCCGAGGAACTACTTTCAACCCTCCTCCATGAAACCGCTCACTCACTCAATCACATGAACGGCGTGGAAGATTGTTCAAGCAACCAATATCACAACAAGCACTTCAAGACTCAAGCCGAGGCGTTAGGTCTTAAGACAATAGAAGTGAAAGGCAAGGGACATGCAGCAACAGAACTCACCGAGATTGCAGCCAAGCGATGGAAGAAAGCCCTCGCAATCCTTGCCAATGCATTTGACCTTGTGGCAATCGGTGGCGAATCTGCCAAGCCTAAGGGTCGCAACACCAATCTCATCAAGGCACAATGTGATTGTGAAAACACAATCCGATTGAGTCGCACCGTCTTAGAAATCGGCGTGACATGCAACCAATGTGAAGAAATCTACAAGGAGGCATGACTTAAGACACAACAGCCCCCGCCGAAAGGGTACGGATTCACAATCCAACGGGGGCACGAACTCTCAACCTCAAGTTGAGGGTTAGGTGTGATGAACATCACATCGAAAACGCTAGGTTTCTATCGGATTCGATGAGAAGATTGCACCAAGCAAGACCACAACAAGCACCGCGCATGTTGTGACTTAAGATGGGAGATAAAGCAGATGGCAACAAGAAGCACAATCGGAATCCGCCAAGCGGATGGCACAATCAAGGCAATTTATTGCCATTGGGATGGATACCCTGACGGGGTAGGTGCTGGCTTAAGACAGAACTACAACAGTAAGGAACAGGCAGAACAACTCATCGCCCTTGGTGGATTCTCTGCACTCATGGACACGATGGAAGAAACCAAGGCGGGAGCCTATGGCACAGAATCAGACAGCGCCCGCACATTTACAGGCGAGGGCGATTGGTTCGAGAACTTCAACGCAGGCGAGGAGTATTTCTATCTATACACCGAGGGCACAGGATGGCGCTACTCACAAGGTGGAAACTGGGCATGTCTTAAGACAGAAGCGGAGGTGGCGTAATGCTTAAATTCTATGTGGTCAAGCGTGACGAGCGCGAAGGTGACGGATACAAGGGCATAGTGGATTTTGAGAGCGCCGAACAACTAGAAAGGTGGCTCTCATACCATCGCGGATACATCGAAGAACTACGCACCATCGGAGAGGTTGTGGCTTAAGACATGAGTACAGATACATTATTTGGAATCGCTATCAGCACCGCCGTCATCCTATGCCTTGCGGTTGCTTTCTCTCCCGACTTTGCAAACTGGATGGTGAGCATGGGATTCTAACTTAAGACAGAAGAAAAAATGTGATGAGAATCACAGCCCTAAATGCTTGACGAGCACGCGGTGAGCAAGGCACCATTAGGGCACAGATAGCAACACCGCTATCTAAAAGAACAGGAGAAGCAAGTGAAAAGAGCAGAACTAATAATCGGTAAGGCGTACTTCCTTGCCAAGAACAACGACTGGAACGATGGCTACAACAACGGCTACCGCCCAGACAGTTATGTAAACCTAACCCGCGTGGCAAAGGAATACACACGCCACAAGGTAATCGTTATAGAGACACAACTTAAGACAGAATACGACCGCAAGTATCGCACCCGCCTCGTGTTGGTTCGCAGAAACAACGGCGATGAGCAATGGGTCAACCTTTCACATATCCGTGGCGAGTTCGTTTCATGTATTAAGACAATATACAAGGTCAAAGGTTGGATAGATACCCGCGACCAAAAACATCAGGCACACCTACGCCGTAAGGTGGTACGCGAGCAGTATCAGCCAGCCGTTAAAGAACTCAACAACCTCATCGCCCAACTCACAGGGCAGGAGCGATTCAATTCCTACATTGACGACTTCGGATACCGCGAGACATATAAGAACTGGAAACTGGAGACAGTCCTCGCCGTAGTCAATGCAATCAAGGCAGGTATGGAGTCAGGTATTAAGACAGAACTAAGGGAGGTGGCGTAAATGACTAAGCCACTTATCTGCCACGCCTCAAATTGTGGGGCACAGACAGACGACACATGGTACTACTGCGAGGTACATCAAGGCACAC